TAAGTTAATGTTTGCAGAACCATCGAAGCTTACGCCACCTATAGTTCTTGCAGTTGTTAAAGCTGCTGCTGTTGTAGCTGTTGAAGCATTACCTGTGAGGGCTGCTGTAACAGTTCCAAACGATACGTTGTCTGTTGCACCTACAGCTTGTCCAATGGCTAACGTGACTCCGTTGCCTGAAGCTGTAGAGGTAACACCTGTACCACCAAGGACCGACAAAGATTCTGAATCTAAATCAATCGCTATGGTTGTTGTACCATCGGTGAGGTCTAAATCTTGTGCAGTGACTTGAGCATCGACATAAGTCTTAATAGCTTTTGCAGAGGCTAACGTGGTGTCAGTTACTGCAACGCTTGACAAGTCTGTATCAAGGACACCTGTTTTAAGGTTGTCTACTTCAATGTTTGATACAGTGTTGTTGTCAACATCAATGGTCTTATTGGTTAAAGTTTGTGAGCCTGTCAGTGTAGCAACTGTAGAGTCTATGTTGACTGTTAAAGAGTTACCAGAACCAACAGTATCAATACCTGTTCCACCAGCCACTGTGAGGCTTTCTGAGTCAAGGTCAATTGAAAGTGCACCTCCGCTATCTCCTAAGAAATCTAAGTCCTGTGCGGTCACCTGAGAGTCTACATAAGCCTTGACAGATTGTTGTGTCGGAATTAATGTAGCACTATCGGATGCCATGTTGTCTTCATCGACAAACGCTGTGGCAGTTATTGTGCCATCGTTAAGGCTACCGAATGTTAAAGCTGTAACAGTCGTAGCAGCTATTGTGCCACCTTCTACCTTATCACCACTGATTTGATTATCAGCAAGAGTTAAAGTCCCTGCAGAGACATCTAAAGTTTTAGAAGCTCCAACAGTGATGTCAGACGTTGCTATGGTTGAACCATCTATAGTTCCACCGTTAATGTCTGCTGTGGTTAAGACAGAACTTGCAAGTGTTACAACACCTGTAGTGTCTGCGATTGAACCTGCTGCTGTGCCATCTTTAGCTTTTAAGTTTGTAACTTCAATGTTAGTTGTATCAACAGTTGTAGCATTGGTTGCTGTAGAGTTTACAGTTGTAATGTTACCTGTTGTTGAAGCTAGGGTCGTAATTGTTGTAGCATTAATCGTACCACCTTCAACTTTATCACCAGATATTTGATTATCTGCTAGAGTTAGAGTCCCGGCTGAAACGTCTAACGTTTTACCAGCTCCTACTGTGATGTCTGAAGTTGCAATGGTAGCACCATCAATGGTACCTGCGTTGATGTCTGCTGTGTCAGCTACTAAGCTGTCGATGTTGGCTGTACCGTCTATGTAGAGGTTACGCCATTCTTGTCCAGAGCTTCCTAAGTCATAGGTATCGTCTGTGTTCGGTATAATAGAACTGTTAATGTCAGCACCAAAGACCACGTTATCAGTAGCTGCATCACCCATAGTGATTGTGCCACCGTTAAAGGTTGTGGTACCTGTGACAGTCAGGTTACCGCCTACATCTACGTTACCTGTTGTGGTAATTGTATCTGTGTAAGTATCTTTGAACCTTAAAGAGGTTGTACCTAAGTCAACGTCACTGTCAGTAACAGGTATGATAGCACCATCGGCTATGTATAACTGTTGTACAGGTGCTGAAGATACTTCTACATAAAACTCAATAAAGTTATTTGTAGTATCTATCAGTACTTTGTTGTTGGGAGAAGTTTCTCCAGCGTCTCCAATCAACCCTATAACTGGACCTTCGGCTGTTGTGCCATCGTGTTTATGCCCTGTCGAGTTGTGAAAAGCGTTTACAAGTTGGTTAAATTCGTTATTAAATAAAGCAGCGGTGATTGTATCCCCGTCTGCAAACGAACTCTGTCTAGTGTAACTTGCCATTATGTATTCTCCAATATGTTAGCCTTCTAGGGCTGTTATTCTTGTTGTTAATTCAGCGTTTTGCGCAGACAGTTCTTGGATGGCTTTGACTAGGATGGGTACAAACTTGCTGTACTGTAGACCCATTGATTTGCCGTCACTTGCATAACTAGAGATTAAGTTAGTGTTGTTGCTCTTGTCGTATCCTGCCGCTATTTCTAGGGCTTCTACGTCTTGAGCTTTAAAGCCAATATCCAACCAATCTTCTTTGTGAGTGCCATCTGGCGTTTGTGCGGCTAAATCATAATCATCGGCAGTGTTGTCACCATAACTGGCTCTTTTGTCCCACTTATAGGTAAAAGGTGCTAGAGCTTTTACAAAGTCCAAGCCAAGGTCTAGGGCTGTGAAGTCTGTCTTGTCTCGCGAATCAGAGGCTACTGTCCAATCTACTTGAATGTTGGCGGTAGCAATAGAGGAATTCCCCAGCGTTAAGATATTACTGGCGGTAGTTATGTTTCCTCCGGGACTACCTGCACGTCCTGCTTGCTGACCGAAAAAACAGTTGTTAGCCCCAGTAGTGACTCCATACCCTGCCGCCGCACCAACCGCAGTACTTGTAGACGCTACAGTAACTGCTAAAGCATTCTCACCTATAGCTGTGTTTTGATTACCACAATTTGCGCTTAATGCGCCATAACCCACGGCTGTATTGTTTCCACCATCATCAGTAGCATCACCTACAAGAGCACCAATGAAGGTGTTGTTGACGCCTGTGGTTATATCTGAACCTGCTTGAAAGCCTATAACGCTATTATATCCGTTTGTGCTTGAAGTATGATTAAGTGAAGATAGTGAATTATAACCAACTGCAGTATTTCTATTAGACGCTGTATTAGATTGTAAAGTGTAAGCACCAAATGCTGCGTTACTATGACCTGTGGTGTTTGCGCCTAAAGAAGCATAACCAACTGCTGTGTTGTTATCTGCTGTGGTGTTAGCGTCTAGTGCCTCAGAACCAACAGCAACATTGCTACTACCTGTGGTTATTGAATCACCCGCATCTTGTCCGATTAAAGTATTATCATTACCTTCTGTAAGAAATAGACCCGCAGATTGTCCGACTGCTGTATTTCTAACTCCAGTTGTGTTTGTTGTTAAAGCACCCGCACCTACTGCTGTATTAGATGCTCCAGTTGTATTGGCTGTTAAAGCTGCATCACCTATAGCAGTATTACTGGCACCACTTAAAGAGCCATCATCTAAAGCAGCATTACCTAAAGCTACATTACTTGTACCAGTGGGATAATTACCATCAAGTTTGATAGTTCCACTACTTACGTCTAAATTACCTGCAATAGTTACGTTATCTTCTAAAACCGAGCTTGTTACTTTAGTTATTGCCATTTGTTGTTATCTCCTTCCTGAAGGTATAAAGTCTACATAGAGACCATTAATTGTGTAAGGAGGTTTTGTGTCCTCACTTATAAATGTAAAATTGTTACTGTGTCCACTGCCTTGTAACGCTACTCGAACCAAAGGATTCTTACCACCACCAAATACATTGGTTGCAAATATTGCCTCACCAAAAACAGACGGAGGATTAATTGTTCCTAAGTCAAATAGATTAGGTGGCTGTGGTGTATCGGTGTTACCGTAATCAAACCTAACTTGAACGTCTGGTTCTACCACACCTTCTGCACTTGTCGAAACCTTTATAAAGTGTAAAGTTTTTAACGTTCCTAAATCACCGTAGTCATAGTCAGGGGTTTCGTATCTTGCTAAAACGGCAGTGCCATCAAAGTCATTACCTGAATCGTGTATATAAATATAACCTGTAGTAGACCCGTGATAATGTTCTTCAACTCCAACCTCATTAAATCCAGCTCCTATTTCTGTGACTTCTATTCCTCTTGTTTCTGACCATTCAAAACCGTTAGGTCTTAATGTTCCTACAATTCCTCGTTGTTGACTTTCATCAACAGTTGTATCTGTATAAAATAATTTATACTGAGACTTGTCTCTGTGTACCATACTGCTTATTGTGTAAGTGTTGATAGAGTTTGCAAGTTCTGTGATTAAAGGCTGTATAGCTTTACTCACGGTTCCTAACTCAACGTCTCCAATTCTCGCTGTACCAGCAACTGTTCTTAACCCGTCTGGTGCTAAGAATATAAGGTCACCACCAATCTCTTGAATACTGTAACCACTTATGCAACCTACGTTTTCGGCTACCGGTACCACAGCTACAGTACCATTGATATCTATAAGCTTGTGTATACTGTTTTCACAAAAGATAAACAAATCTGTACGGAAACCTCTAATACCTACAACTCTATCTGAAATGGTTACTGCACCTGCTCCAGAGCCTGTAAAGTTATCAGGGTCGTTGTTGACACTATAGTAAACGGTGTTCTCGTTGTCTTCAACACCAGCAGCTATTAAATGATGGTCGTGGCTTGTAATGTGTGTTACGCCTTTCGTACCTGTAACAGTTATTTCAGATGTAATATATGTTCTAGTGCTTAAAGCCCCTGTTCCTTCCATTCTAAAACTAAAAGGTTTGTTGGCTCCATCGGCTATAATTATTTCACCGTAGTCGTGTCCAGCACCTTCAAACATCGCAAAACTTATTTGCCCTTGTCCAGTTCTGGTTGTAACGCTTTTACCTGTAAAGGTTGCGTAATTATCACCACCAACTGCAGATAGTTTATTAATTTCTATCCACGTAATCCCATCTTGACTAAAATAAATGTTAGTACTTGCACAGGCTATAACGCCATCAGCATAAGGTTTAACACCTAAAATAGTATCTGCACTTCCAGTTGGCTGTACACTATCGTCACCACCAAGCTTTGAAAATCCATTAATACGCCTATACCCACCTTCAATAGAGACTTCAAAGTTTCTTAGTTCTCTAGCTACACCGGGGCTTTTAAGTAAGTCTATTGAATTACTAGACTTAACTAAACCACCGGAACATGCAACTGTAAAAGGTTGTGATGCTGCCATAAATTAAAAGTATCTTCTATCGTCCGTCATTGAACGAGGGGTTGGGTTTACCAAGTTAGACTTCATAGTCCTCATCGCTTTCTTATAATCGTCCAAAGCAAAAGCTGCTTGTTGTGGACTCTCTTTAAACTGCCAAATGTAATAACGTGTTCTAGCAGTTATAACATTTGTGTATTGTTCTGGGAAGACTACTGTGTCTCCGTGGTCTACAAGCTTCGTAGGCTTTTCAAAAGCATAGAAGTGTATGTTGTAGACTTTATCAGGAATAGGACTTAGTCCAAATTTCCTAGCGTCTGGTGATTTAATTACAAAGCTAGGCTCACCATAAGCCTGTGAATCTGCATCATCTACATTTTCACTATCTCTATAGTATCTTTTCCAATCAGCTAAGTTTAAAAACTTTAAGCCTTTAGATACGTAAGGAGATGTTTCACCATCTACGTTGATGGTTGTTAAATAAAAATCATCCCAATCTATCGAAGCGTAATCATCTGAGAGACTCGAGCTACTTGCTTTCAACTCGTACCATCTGGTACCAGCTACAGAAGCTACGGTCACGTTTCCATAGAAGGGGTCAGTTCCACCACTCTCACCAGCTGTGAGAAAAGGTAACTGCGGTTCTTCATTTGCTATATCAAATATAGACTTGTTAATGGCATCTTTGACAAACTGTTGTAATCCTACAGCGTTTGGAAAGTTTGCAGAAGTTAAAGCTATCTCATTAAGTTCTCTGAGGACTTCGTTCGTTAAATCTAAATATGTCGTTGCCATTTAATTTCCTAAAAAAGAGGAGGAGTCCGAAGACTCCCCCAAGTTTGACTTCTTAGTCAATGCCGTAGAATGCACTTACAATGGCTTCGCCTCTAAGTACTTTCGCACCATAGACATGAAGACCACGCACAATGTCACCAAACGATGTTGGGTCTCTCAACACTTCTGTTGAAAGGATTGTGTTAGCAGTTGCAGTAGACGAAATATGTCCAGCCATACATTTACCAGCAGCATTAGTTGTTGCAGCAATGTTGTTTGATTTGTACATATCGAACCCACGTAGTTTTCCACTTGATACTAGTCCGTTTCTGATTGAACCTTGTCCAGCATTGTAGTCAACAGACAACAATTTAGAACTTGATTGCCCTAGAACTTCGTAGAAGTCAGGACTAGCAACAAACCAACGACCTTCTTCAGGTACGTTCTGTTCGTCAAGTAGTCTTGCCATTCTAGCCATTACGTCTAGAGGGTCAGTTTCGGATTGACCTAAGTCAATGTTACCAGCACCGTCAAATACTCCAGCTCCTAAGTCAGTTGCACTGTCAGAACCTAAAATATGATTAGGTGATGAAGCAGGTACACCTGCAAACATAGTAGCTAGTACAGCAGCGTCATAAGCATCTTTCAATGAGTATGCAGCAGAGCTTGAAGCAACTTCTTTAAAGTTAACGTGTGACATATTCTTTTCAATATCATCTACGATGAATTTAAAAGCGTTAGCACTGTCAACAACTAAAGATGTTTCAGCATCTGTAAGTCTAGTTTCTGTGGTATCGGTATTTCTTGTGTACGCTGACACTGAAATAACGGGTTCTTTGATGATGTTAACTGAGTCTCCGTATGCAGATATCTCACCGGAATAATCGGTGTTTGTGATAGCTTCAATTACAGACGATTTCCTAAAAAAGTTTAGAACCTTTTTAGAGTAAACCGAAGGTAAAAAGAAACTATTAGTTTGTCCTGCAACAGAGTTAGCAAAGTTACCATCGGTATCAGTACTTGGTTCAAAATATTGAGCCATAATAATTCTCCTTTAGTTTTATAGTTTATTTAGTGATTCTGCCTTCTTGCATTGCGTCTGATATTTCCTTTTCGAATTTATCAAATTGTGCAACACTCATAGCAGCAATCTCCCTTTCTGACCAAACTTTCTCCTGAGTTGATTCTACACTAGTTGTTTTAGTGGAAACCATATCTGCAGCAGAACCTTTGGTCGGTTTGTTAGAAGATGACTTAGTTTTAGGAAGGTCAATTCCAAAATCTTTTTTAAATAAATCTAAAGCACGTGAAGCCAAATCAGCATCGGTAGCGTTCTTGTATATCCAATCTTGGATAGACTGAGGCTGTTCCTTTGCCCAACCGTGGAAATCGTCACTGTTTTTGATATCTTCAAAATCAGGATGTCTTTCCATCAACCTTTGTTCTGCACTCTGTCGTACTAACTCTGTCTCACGTTCTTGGAGTTTACTAAGGCGTTCTTCTAGAACTTTTGCTTTAGACTCCGATTGCATATGAGCAACAGTTTCTACCACTTCGTACACATCAGGATACTCTACTCTGAATTTTTCAAGTTCTTCTGGAGACTTCGGAGCTTTGTAAGCTGGTCTATTACTAGTAGCTTCGTCTAAAAGTTCTTGTTCTCTAGATTTAAACTCGTTCAGTTTAGAATCATAATGCTTTTTTAAATCATCGTAGCGTTTCTTGTAGTCTGGTCGCTTGTAAGGTTCATCCTTCTTTGCTTCCAAGGCTTCAGTTTTGACACCATCTTCAGCAGTTGCTTCCAATATGTCATCGCTTTCAAACAATCTATTCTTTGGTTCTTCAAAGTATACACTGTTAGATGATACAAAAGGTTTATCTTCTCCTTCGTGCCAAGTCTTATTTTGATTATAAGGGTTTGGCGTTTCTTCTTTGACTGTATTAGCCATCTTCTTTTCTCCTACTAAGGGCTTCGTTCACAAGGTAGCTCTATGTCGACTAGAGGGCTTGTTTGTAAAGGTCGCCTTTCGGTTTGTTTTGATAGAGTGCCTACAACAGTAGGGTGGCTCTATCGGTTAATTGGTTTAGCTTCTAACGTGTTGCTGAGTAGGGTCAAGCATCATACGGTTTTTAATACCTTTTGATACTTCACCTTCATCTAATAAAGACTTAGTACTGTCAACTGTTTCTTTAACAACTCGAACTTGTGGTTCTTTTTGTTCTTGAACAGCCAACTCTACCCTTTCTTCAGGCTCTCCGCCTTCAGCTAAACCTTGTCTTTCTTCTGCTTTCATTTCTGCATCTTTCATCATCGCCATTAAATTGTCGGCTCCGATTTCTTCTACAGCTGCAGCAGTAAAGACAAACTCTCCATCAGATAACCTTGCGGGTATCGAATCAGAGACTCCTGAACCCGGACCTTCAACAGGACCAGACCCAGCAAATTCTTG